TTTTTTCTTCTGATCTTTTTTAATAGACGCAAGTCCCAACTCTTCACGTATTCCTAATTCAACGTCCTGTTTTTCTGTTTCAATATCTTGACTAGAAGTTTTAGTAGTCAGTCCTAATTCTTCTCGCAAGTTCATTTTTCAACTCCTATTTCTTCTAATACCTCATTAATAGACATTCCACGTTTCTTAGCAACTTTTCTAACCTCTCCCATTGTAAGTCTTTTTTTATTAGCTTTTACAGGAAGTTTATGAGTTTTTACTCTATCATATGTAAAAGGTCCGGCAAACCATTCTAAATATTCTGTAGCATTATTAGAACTATTTTGATTATAAATTCCTACAGCATTTAATCTACTTGAATCTTCAGTATTAGGATCGAAAGCTGTAGTTTTAGCTTTTATAGCAAGTTTTTCATTTTCTCTTACTTGTCCAGGAGCTTCGCCAACAGTATAACCTTCTTTCTGAAGTCTTTCTTCTGTAGCATTCCAATCTTTCTCTGCTACTAACTTAGATCTAGGCTCTCCGTCAGGCCCCCAAAACTTCATTTTCTTAAGTGTTCCTTGACCTGAATCAGATGTTTTTGGAGTAGGTACTTTAGATTTAACCATCTCTCCTTTATTAGGATCCCACCTCCAATAAAATTTATCACCTTTTGTAAGATCAGGTGATTCAGGTTTTCTATATGTTGGAATCCCTAAATCTTTAACTTCTCCAGTTATAGGATTGACCAACTGCTTTCCTTTTTCTCCTTCAACTATTCGCCCTGCTTTAGGCCCATATAGATTTTGCATAGTTTGAAGTAATTTTAAGTCAGCCTGTTCACCCATAAGCTCCTGAGTTATAAGTTTATCAACTAACTCCGGTGGAAGCCCTGCTAAATCTTCACTAGTTAATCTACCAGGGCTTACAGAAAATTTGATTGATCTTGCAAACCAGTAGTGAAATCATTTCCATAATTAATAGTTTTATTTAATGTAGGATCCATTTTAAGTTCAGGGATTCCAAGATCTCCTTTTAAAGTATAATCTCCATCCTTTCCCATCTCATACCCTGTAACTCCAGGCATACCCTTAGGAGTGACTCCACCTAGTCCTGCAATAGCTTCATCAATACCACTTCTTCTTTTAGTTCTTCCTGCATCTACTTTTCCCATTCTCTTCCCGTACAAATCTTGAACTGATAATTCACTGGCTTTCTTCCCTAAACCATGTTGCCAGGTTCCTTCAGGAGCAATACTACTACCCATCTGTCCGAGAGCACTACCTATTCTACTCCACTTATCCTGAGCCTGTCCAGTTCCTGGAGCTTTAGTTATCATATCACTTCCTACCTGCATAGCTTTGTTTCCCATGTTCATAGCCTGATTTCCAATCTGCTGTCCCATGTTGCCTAAACCGCTTAAAAGTTCTGCCCACATAGTTTAATCCTCCTAATATTAACCTAAGAGTCCTCCAATTCCTCCTATAATTCCTCCTGCTATCATTCCCGGACCTCCACCTCCTGCCCCCGCTGCTGCTCCACTCATCGCTCCACTTAAAGCAGATTGAGTTTTACTCATTCCTGCATTGCCAGATGCAACTGTCCCACTTCCAATACCTGCGAGTAAATTAGCACCATATTGAAAAACATCCATATCCCATCTAGCATCCATGTCTAAAATTAATAAGTCTTGATCTACCTCCTCTTTTGATGCTGTTATACCACCCCTCATTGCATCAGAGTTAAGTTGAACATACGCATGTAAGAGTCTAATCTTCTCAAACAAATTCTTCATCATGTGATCTACACCTAACTTAATCATAGTAAGACTTTGCTCATTTACTTTTAACTCTGCATTAGAAACTTCTAACTCTAACTTATGTTTATCCATCTGTGCCTGAAGTATTGACTTCTGAAATTCCATCTCCTTATCCAGATTCGCAAGCATACGTTCTACGCCTATTTTAATCATTTCCAAACTTTGCTCATTTAGTTTTAATTCAGCATTACATTTTTCTAATTCTAATCTACGACTATCTACTCGTGCTAGCATAACTGCTCTATGAAAATCAATCTGCTTATGAAAGTCTGAAACTATTCTTTCTGCAGCAGTTTTAATTGCCTCGTTGCGTTGAAGGTTGAATTTCATCCTTACTTCGGTTCCATACTTCGCAACATCTCTACCTTTCATAGCATTGATCAATGCCTCACCCATTATAAATGCAGAAGTATAAACTGCATTTACATCCCTTAAACCTGATTGAAAGTCAGGTAATATCTTATTCGTAATGTCATCATCTAATACATTCTGAAATGCTGCAATATCTGCAGTTATATAAGCATCATCAAATACTACAGCATCTAACTTAGCCTTAACAGTGTCAACAGCAGTTTCCCAATCTGACTGAAATGCCATAGCTTTAACTAAATCCTCAAAATATGTTACATCAGTATCTAATCCTGCAATAGAAGTTTCCATATCAGCAATTACTGCTGCAGGAGCATAAGGAGATAGATAAAGATCTACTTGTGTTATAGCATATTGCAAAGTTGTTTTCCAATCAACATCATGAGATAAAGTCTCAATTAAAGTTTTAAAACTTAGAATTAAAGTATTTATCTGCACAATATTAGCTTCCATCGCAGTGATTACTGCGGCAGGTTCATAAGGGGGAAGTAAATTATCTGATGTAGTTAGTCCATATGCTAAAGCCGTACTCCAATCTAAAGTATTATCTAGCGCTCCAACACTAGTACTAAAACCTGATATTGCAGTATCCATGTTAAGGATTCTAGCTGCAGGATCATAAGCAGCCTCTGCCGCAAAAGGACTACCACCAGTTCTTGCAGCAGTTATATCAAGTGCCATAGCATCTAACCAAAGTTCATGTTGATCCTTCATGTAATCAGGATAATCAACACGACCACTTCCACCTCCACCTGAACTACCACATAGTGCAACCTTACCTGAGTATTCATAACTCTCTTCGCAAACCACTTCATTAGATTCTATATCTATAACTACTTTAGTATAAACCTTCATAATTAATCTCCTATGGGGAATTTTTCACCGTAGGTTACATTGGAATAGATGCAAATTGATAAACAACCTCTCCACCAAGATCTCTCATCATCCTTATTATAAAATCATCTCTAGAATAAGCAATCAGTCGAGTACATCCTTTAGACAGTCCAAACTTTCTCAAGGCCTCAAAACCCTCTGTCCAAAATGATCTATCCATTCTACCAATACTAAACAAACAATATATAAGAAGACCTCTAACCTCTGCTAAATCATCATCCACAAAAGAGGTAAGTAAAAAGGCATTTGACTTTTTTCTATCTCCTACCATTCTATACCCTATCCAGCAAAGCATAGAACCATTAAGAAGACTAGCTAGAATATTATTTAACTTATTTTTTTCTCCTGGAATCTTAGGCAGTGTTTCATCTACTTTATCTTTTATAGCTTCCCAATAATAGGGAACTTGCTCAGGCATTATTTGCTGTAGCATTATTTTTCCTTTATATTATATTTCCTTCTAAGCATTCTTTTATCAGAGATCTTAACTGAGAGATCCATGTAGTCAAGATTAACATCTTCATAATCATCAGCCTTTACCCCCAATCTAAACTCAGGAGCAGTTTTAATAATCCCTACTCCTCCCTGTTTGTTAGTTCTATTCCAAGGACTCCTTGTAAAAGTCCCTGTTTTATCATACCTATAATCAACAGCCCCAAAAACATGATCAGGAGCATCTATCCCTATTTCCATTGTCTCTACAGTTTTCAATCCTCTTAATCCAAAGTCCAAAGTATCACTGACAATCCTATACTCCGTATCTTCTGAGTCCTCAAAAAATCCACTTAAAATTCCAAGATGATTACCTATAGAAGAAACTAATTGATGTGTAGAATACAACCCTTGTTCAGTAAACACAAATCCCTTCACTCCGTTACTTATATAAAACCTTCTTTCAATAGGTTCAAAGGAAACTCTTGTTGCACCATTCTCTACAAGATCCTTCATAAATTCCCTATAACCCCACTTAGTAGCTTTTAAACTACCATCAATAGTCCACCAATCATAATTAATATCGATAAATCCATGAATAAGATCATCTCCGTCCACATGATTTCCACTCCTTACTCCACCTCTTGAAAGTAGCTGTTGACCATATCCTGATACAGGTTGAGAATAAGGAATAAGAGCTAACCTTCCTCCATCCCCATAAACCATTACGGACTTACCTAACTTTGCAAGTTTATAAACTATCCCAACATCCTGTCCTTTCCAAGGCATGTTAGTATAACCAGCAGTCCTTGTAACAGAATTATCAATCCTAAATTCTATCCTCCCTATTTGACTCCATGCTACAGTATGTAAATCTAGGTCCCCAAATGAGGCAGCAACTCCAGGAATTATTCCTCCAATTAAGAACTGTCCATTATAGTTACACATTGCAAGATGTTTAGGGATGTAATCATTAGGAAGTTTAGTAATCTTATCTCCTACCGCCGTAGGATTCCTTATATAAGATTCGATGATTACTGTATCTACAGGTTTTCCAGAGACAGACATCATATAAAATGGTCCTAAGTCAGCAACCTCAATTTGATCTATATTTGACGCCGAACCTAGATTATAAACAGATGTAGAAGTCCATATATCGGATCCATCATAAGTAAGTTCACATAAAAGCAAATCCGTACCACTTCTCGCAAACCCTATAACATACTGATCCAGAAACCTAACCTGAGGAAAGGGCCAACTAAAAACATCCCAGGTTCCATCCCCTAATATCGTATCAGAATCAAGAGAATGAACTACCTTATGAGGTCTTAATCCTTCTTCACAAGGCATAGCATTATGACATTCCACTAACGTCTGCTCATTCCGAGGATGAAGAGCAAACCTTCTCAATCCCTTCAATAATCCCTCTTTAAATGTATATGTAAAGGCTTTCATTTTACTCCTAAGTTAACTTATCTATTTCATCAATGAGAAACGTTTTTCCATCTAAATTCTTATAATCTATCTCATATAATGCCCCAAATAAAATCTCCTTAATATACTCCCCTCCCTTATCTTTTTCCTTAGTCTCCTTAGAAGGAAATGCAAAAATAGATACTTTATCTCCTGAGATTATATTGAGCTTCAAGTCAATAGAAGTATCTCCTTTCTTTACTATATAATCCTGAAGAAATGATTTTTTTAGTTTACTATTTACTATCTTAAGAGTCAAGACAACGGGCCCACTAGAGTCTAAACTTATATACCCTTTTGAAAGAAATCCTGAAGCAGGAAAGATTGTCTTATGAATCAATCCTTCGGAGGTAGGTTTATAAATAGAATTAAACACAAAAGATACAGGCATTATTCCTACAACCTTATCTATCATCCTCCTTCCCATTCTCCTGAGAATTAATTCAGTAGATTTAAACTTCTCATCTATAGTACTTCCTTTGATTGTTAGTTCTCTTTTCATACCAACTCCTATCCTGAAATCTGAGTTACTTCAGCAATTTCATTCTCAACTAAGTCCTTCTCTAAATTAATTAACTCTAACTTAATAGCTCCCATCCAATCATTAGCTCCTTCAGTGTTTCTATAATTTACTTCTAAATGATACAATGAAGCCATTAGAAGAATCTCTGGATTCTTGACCGTCCAATAACTCTCATCCCCATCAGCAGATAATTCAGGAGAACTAAACAGTCCAAAGACTTCTAAATGAGATGCTACATCAGGAGGAGGAAGAACTAATATTCCTAAATACTCATAATCCTCAGTAGCAACATCTTCTATTTTACTGCCATAAAAATAATCTATAATTATATTACTGTCATCTGGATAAGTGCGTAAAGAGATAGGACAATAATATAACGAATCTCCTTGATCAACATCATCTGGAGGACCTGTATAAAGCTCTCGTAATTCCTCCAAAGTGGCTTTTTCAAGTTTAACTCTTTCCGTAGCAGAAGTAATCCATACTCTTTTAATTGCTCTACATCCCTTAAAGATAGCATAATAACTTCCTGCAGGAAAATCTTTAAAAGATCTTGCCCAACTTTTTTCAACCTCAAACATTCTATCTAAAGTTCTCTGCCCAGATTGAATAAAAAAATTAGCACCATTGTCACTATCGTCTAAGTTTATTAAATCCTCTCTCCCACTTCTCTCAATAAACAAAGTTCGTATTTCACCTAGGTTCATTTTATTTTCCTCAATAAATCAAATCTAAGTCCATATTTACAGTAATTTTTTTAATAGGGCTTCTTCCCTTATGATATTCAACTGGTTGAGATTCCTCACCCTTATCCTCTTTTCTCTTTCTATCAAAATTAATAAAGGAAACATAGATTCCATTATCTTTTTCAAAATTCTGGACCAATTTCAGAATTGTAGACTCTAATGTAATCTTATTCTTTTTAACATCATCTACTGTAATAGCCATTGCACAACTCCTTTGATAGTATTTTTCTAGTGTCTCAGATTCCCTAAATATCATTCTCTTCTCCTAAAGGAGGGAAAGTCAAAACTCTCCCTCCAAGAGGTTAAATTACACTATGTTATCCTTTCCTACACCATTCAAATATCCCCAACCTGTTGGAAAATGAAACTCTAATCCAGCCTCAGTCAAAAACTCTTCAGTAGTTCCATCCTTCCTAGTCCAGCCAGAATTTTGCTTATCAGGATCTGGATAGAACTTAGTATCCGTAATATAACGGAACTTTAATTCTGATGGTTCAAAGATAAGCATAGAATGTTGATTAGCAGCCTCATAACTAAACAACGGATGAGTTTTAATATAAATTTTTCCAAAAGGAGTTTGCCAAGTAGTAACCTGAATCCCGTAAGCTTTAGTTTCACTAGTGAGATTCATCTGACCACTAGATTTTGCAAGTCTATTAATTCCCAGAAGTGCACCATCCCCTGCAAAAACCATCTTCTCGCCACTTCCATATCGGAACATTAACCTAAGTGCATTATCTAACCACTCCTCACCACCAACTAGCCAAGTATCACCTGAATAATCAGTATTAAGCGAAAAATCATCGACATTAGTAGCGGCATAGGTCTTAATAATATTTACTAATCCTCTAGTTGTTCTTTCAGGTTTCCCATTACTTCCTGTATTCTCCGTCATAATACCCCAGATGAATGCTTTTTCCTGTTCAATAGAATGCAACTCCAGGGCTTCTCTCTTCATTTCTTTATAGGCATCACCAGTTCTGAGTGTGGTCAACCTAGCCGTCCTAGTAATTTCAAGAGAAGTTCTCCAAATCTGAGTACGATTATAAATCTTGGTAGGATCATAACTTATCGCATCAGGCATTGCAGCACCTTCAGCATTTAAATTACCTATTACCAAAATTCTATCCGCATCACTTATATTATGACTATCAGCTGTATCTGTATCAGCCTCCAGAAGCTTAACAGTAATACAAGAGGATGCTCCATTCTTCTGGACTGCTATAACTTTAACATTTACGTCAACGTCATAGTCGCTCACATCCCTCAACAATGCCTGGTGGCCGGCTCTAAAATGATCCGCTACAGCCTCAGCAACTTTCACATACAGAATGTCCCCTACGGCACCTGCACTTGCATAAGCAGAACTCATAAGAGCATCTGTATAAATTTCGCCTGCTACAACATCTCCTGCTTGAGTAGGCAATGTTTTAGTCCACCAGTTAAACTCAGGATCTGTTACGCTCTGGCTCCCTAACTTACTAAGCATCGCTGTCAGTGGAGCTGATCCATTAGGATATTCATAAAGTATTGCTTCCCTCCAATTTTTCGGACGTTGATCACTAGCCCAATCACCCGATCCTCTCATTCCTAAAAATGCACCCATTATATTTACCTCCTAAATAATTTATGATAATACAGAAACACCACTAGTAGCAAATCCTGGAACTGCTCCATCAACATAGATTCCAACTGCTGCCTGAGCCATAACAGTATGATCTACCGAAGAACAGCCTTTCAAAAAGACGGCTCCCTGAGTCTGTGCGGCTCCAAATCCTACAGCATGAGCAGGCGTTGCGGCTGATAGTGGGTTATTTATAAATGAACAATCTTTTAACATTAACAATCTCTCGACATCATTAGCATTAGCACCATAAACTGATACATGTTCAGTTCCACCTGCTTTACTAAAGAATAAACAATCTCCAAAGTAAGAATCTCGACAAACCTTACCAGTAATTGTTTCCCGTGTCAGTAAAACATTTGGCCTAATTTTATTATCAGCAATGATGTTAGCTAATGAACCAAGAGTACAACCATAAAACATTGCACTATCACCATTAAGCAAAAGCTCAGCTGCTGCAGTTTCATCAAGATCAGTTGATTTATACATCTCACATCCAAAGTATCGAGAATACTCACCACCTTCAGCTACACTATACAAACCCTCTGCAACAGTATTAGCATTTATGAATTTAATACCTGTGAAAGTATTCCTTACACCTGTATTCTTAAACGTTGCAATATTAGTTGCACCAGAATCAAGAGTACAACTAATTTTAGCTCCAGCCCCATAATGACCTAAAGGCCCATTACATCCCATAACATGAACTCTATTTTTAGTCAACTCCACCATAGCAGTTTCAACCACAGTCGAATCACCATCTATGTAAATCACGTCATTATTATTAGATGCACACGCAGCTATTGCTGCACTAAAAGTTTTAAAGGCTTTATCTCTAGTTTTACCGTTATGTGTATCAACTCCATTTCTATAGTCAACATACCACGCATTTCCAAATACCGTACCAACCACAGGAGTTCCAGCGACAGTAAGCGTACCTCTAAAAAAATCTACATTCTTACCATCAGAACTTATTCCTGCTTTTATTAGATCTCCTATCCACATTATTATTACCTCCTATTATGCTTTTTCACTAGCAAACTCTCGCCAAACATATCCGTCAGAATAGAGTATAGCATAGTCATTAGCGGTATCTAAAGTAATATCGGTAAGAGCGGCATCATCATCTTTATCCTGAATTATTACATCTTTTCCACCGTCAGTAATAAGACTAATAGAGAAAATTCTGCCAGCAGCTTCCATAACAGATGGAAGAGTCACAGTAACATCCAGAACAGCTCCAGTAACTGCTCTAACAACCTGATCATTAATGTCCATACTAAAGGATTCAGTAGCAAACACAGTTTTTCCATTCTGTGTCAGTGTGCCACTAGAACGTTGATCACCTAATCCTATACTCCCTAATCCCACATCTCGTCTCTCAAGACTCATTTTTAATTCCTCCTATTCATTAATAAAATCATCTATCTCATCTTGAAGAGTCCCCAAACTTTTTCGTGTAGGAGGTTTTCCACTCTTTGAACCTACAAAAGCAGGGTCTTCACTAAATTCTTTATTTTCTATCTTTTCAACAGGTTTTTTCAAACCTAATACTTCTCTAGTTTTCTCAGCTGCTTTGTTAAATACCTCATCAACTTTCCAGTCCGGGTTCTCAGCATGTAAATTATTTGCTACAGCGCCCACAGTTCTTTTGACTGAGACTAAATCCTTGTTAGCATCATAAAAATCCCCAACTAGTTTTCCTATAGTTGCCTGTCTACTAATATGTCCAGTAACAATCTCAGGGATTGATAAAAGAACTTTCTCAAAAATCAGATTTTTAGATGTTTCCACAGCGTTTGCAAAAACACTATTCAAAACACCGTTGAACAATTCCCTATCATCAATTAAATCATCTACTGTAGCCTCTCCTAAAAAATCAACATTTTTATCAAATTCTTTAACAGGAACTAATTTATCAGAAACCTCTTGATCATCCTCATCTTTTTTAGGTTCATCTTTTTTAGGTTCCTTTTTAGGCTTAGGCAACTCTTCAAATTGACTAGGTGTAAGTTCTTCGACTCTTTCAGTAAGTTTCTTTATTCTAGCTTGAAGTTCTTCTACAGTAAAAGTTTCTTCTTCTGCAAGAGGTTCTTCATCTACCTTTGGAGGAGGTTCCTCATCATCATCCTCTTTCTTTAAAGGTATTTCTTTAGAAGCCTCTTCCTCAGAAGTTTCCTCTTTCTCTTCCTCTTCAAGTTTTTTCTCTTCAAGCTCTTTTTCATCAGAGGCAGGCACCTCTTCAGACGGAGGTTTTGATTCAGAGTCTATAATCATATCTCCTAGCATTTCATCTATCTCTTTAGACAATGCTTCTTCCTTACTCATCTTTTTTCTCCTCTTCTAATTCTATAATTATATTTTTAATAATTGTTTCAGGAAGATCTAAAACATTTCTAATTGCCTCAGCACATCCCTGAAGTTTCTTCACCTCATATAAATCTAGCTCTCCTTTTGGATCTTCTAAGCTATTCCTTACATCATTTAACCATAAATGTAACTCAAGTTCAAAATCTTTCCAAATAACACTTTCAATAAAATCCTCAATCTTTCTTACACTACTTTTATAAAGCATATCCATCCTTTCTTCTATGGTGAAAATTCCCCCATAGGAACAACATTTCCTTTCTGAACCTCATCTCGAACCATCTCATCAGGTATTGCTTTGGGGTTAATTTTAAAGTCCTGTACATTCTTAGCTCCCATAATCTGAGCTATATGTTCAAAGACCTTGACCATGTTAAATTTACCTCCAACTGCAGGATTCTTGGCCAGGATATCATATAACCTAATCCATGCTTTAGAATCTCCATCAGGAATACTTCCATCCTTAATATCCAAATCGAAGTTAATCAGCAAATCCCAAGGAGTAACCTTCATCCTCGGAGCACTTCCATAAATAGGTTCTAAGTCCTCCTGCCATCTTCCAATAGTATCTACATAAGTCTCCTGACTTGCTAACTGTTGAGTATGACTAGCAAACATATATCCCAAATCGTGGAACCCTTGCATACTAATTACTTTTGCAAGTCTCTCTAATCTTCCAATCGCTCCCGATCTTGTTCCTTGAAATTCCTGTCCTGTTAATCTTTCAGGCCCTCCTTGACGAAGTGCTCCCATCATACTCTCATCAGCCCCTCCTACTTTTTGCATCCACTGGACGATAGTAGAAGTATCTGCAATATTTGATCTAGTTATATCATCTACTCTCAATTGTTGAACAGCATCTTTCACCCCCTTTCCCCAAGCAGGACGACGCATTCTTATAAGTTTTCCTGCTTGTGGATCCTTAAGATCACCAATATTAATTAGATAAGGATCAACTATTAGCATATCATTAATAGATTTTCTAACATTTTCTATATGCGTATTAAATAAAAAATCCAAAACTCCCTGTAAACCATACAAAACCTCAGTTTTTGCTAAAGGTAAAACAGAATAACCATCATAATCCGGGGATATCGTAACAATCGGATACATCCCATGAGCCAATCCTAACTTCTTTGCTTTAATTACTATCTCATCATTAGCCAATCCAAACAACCATTTTTCAGGATTTTCACTCTTTCCTAATTCCCATTCCTTAGGAATCAGATCTACATACATATAAATAACATCAATAGGATTACTAACAGAATCATTCAAGTATCTATAATTATTCATTCCTGTCTTTTTATTCCTAATAGACTCTCCAACAGTATAAATAGAATTTCTCTTTCTTTGAACTCCTTTTAAATACTTCGCATTGAAAATATCATTTTCTAACTTCTCATCCCTCAACAAAGTTATTCTAGAAGTAGGATGTATCCATCCCACATATTCACCATCCTGAAGTTTATGAGAAGGAACTCTTGAATCAGGAAGGTATAGATAAGGGTCTACATTCTCTAATTTATTTCCCTCATAAATAACCTCCTCTTCATAAACCTTATTTCCATGTCCCTTAAAATAACTCATAAATCCAGTTTTATCTTCCTTAACTACCATCCCTGTCTTCTTTTCCCATACAGGCGCTCCAGCCCCAATTCCATAAACTAATGAATCTCGTAAAAAAGTATGTAAGGCCAAAGGAACTTTAAAAAAGCTACATTGATTTTGGATAAGTTTCTCCAACATAATAGTTCCAAGAGTATCCTCAGGTGATCTTCCTTTGTATCTAAAAATAGGATCATTAAGAAAAGCCATTGTTAAGTAGGTCAAGATAGTTTCTATAATAACATAAGTATAGGGAAAGACAATAGAAACTGGCTTTCTAGAATCGGCACTTTTAATCTTCTTCTCCTCATCAGAAAGATCTATATAAGCAGTCATCACTCTTTCTGACTCGTTCCATGATTCAATTCTATTAGAAATAAGATCACTACTCTCCCTCGCTCTTTTAAGAACCTCATCTTTAATCTTACTATGCAGTTTTGATCCTGGTTTTAAATTCAATTCATAGGGATAGTCATATCCTAAATCCTTCTCTAAAAAAGAAGAATCAATTGAAGCATTTGGATTTCCTTGTATTACTGAAGGCATTTAATTTACCTCATTTATTAATTGCTTTTATAATTCTATCAAATCCCTTATCCATTTGACTAGTTACAGTTTTTCTAATCTCCTTAATTTGACCTTCTACTCTTGCAACATGATCTTTTAAATCTTCCTTAATAACTGTATCTCTTAAAACACTTTGTTTTTCAACCCTTATTAAATCAGTTTGATCTGCCTTACTTCTCAAATATCCAGCAAGTGAAACTCCTGTCGAAGTAAAAAGAGTTAAGATTCCTATTAATGCTACTAAATGTTTCCAAGTAAAATCATCACTAAGGTTTTTAGTCATTTATATCTCCGCTTAAAGATAGGCCACATCAGGAGTAACTCTCGCATAATCATCAGTTTCACCAGATCCACTTCGTCGAACTATAGCAGTTCTAAGAGTTGCAATCGTAACTCCCACACCACCAGATTTTTTAACTACTGCATTATACCCACATTTGTTGCATATTATATAGGTCTTATTTGCCACATTAGGAGGTATAATATTAACAGCTGCATCACTATTCCAAACCCTTAAAATATTTGTATTTCCTTCTGTAGAAGATAGTACCCAATCAGCATGGCCACCTGCATAATCATGAGCTGTAGCTGTAGCTTCTGAATTAACAACTGCACCTGCATCAGCTACATTATCTTCATCAGTTACGTCAGCACCGTCTTCTACATTCAAAATCGCCAATGTCTCGGTCTTCGTCAAAGCAACTATATTTCCAGTCGCCTTCCTACCAACAATAGTACTAGCTCCAACAGTTAAAGCTAAGGGAATATCATCAGAGTCGGCCTTTAAGATAGTATTAGCATTAAACAACGTTTCTAAAACAACGCCAGTTAGAAAATTATTATACTTTCCTCCTATAGCTATCCAATATCCAGTTGAGCCATCAACTACATAAGGAACATCTTCACCTGCTGAATTAGTATCATCCCAAACATAGATAGTAAACACATCAGCAGTAGCCTCAACTTCATAGACCAAAAGCATAGTACTTAAACTGCCTTCTATAGCATTTAATTCAGTGGAAGGATCATCAATATCGGTAACTTCTAAAGGAGTTAAAAGAACTCTATTCAGATCCTCTAATCGAATTACCTCCCCATCCTCAGTAGGAGTATCATCCAAGTAAATTTTATTAGTTCTAATTCCACGATAGGTTTCCCCTGATCCATCTTCCTCATAAGTTTCAGTATCATCAAAAATAAAAGGACCTGTTGAACCTATCCAAACTTCTTTCTCTGCCATTAAATTCTTCTCCAATTTTCTACAGGTTTTTCATAAGTAAGTTCTTTAAACTCATCTTCAGGATCGCCTTTATCCATATCTTGAGGATCAAAATAATAATCTAATTCATCCATTATCTTAGTTATATAAGCAGTAGCATCCATAACATCAGCGTATTTTGCACGAGGGAACCATCTAAGTTGGGCTTCTAGTGGGCCACAGTTATTCTTGTTATGATAAATATAACCTAATTTATACAAAGGTGCAAGAGTAGCAATTCTTTCTTCCTTTTTTCCCACAGCTTTAAGTTCTAAATACATAGGAAAAATACTTCGAATCCTCATCTCATTTTCAATAGGTTGACTAATAAACTGGTGAAGAGAAGTTACTTCAACTCCTAAAATCCTAGAGTTAAATCTCATAACCTGCCCGAACATTATATCATAAAGCTCGTCCGGACGTACTTTCTTATTTTCAATATCCCTCACAAAAATCTTATGGCTTTCCCTATCAACGGCCAAGGTAACTATAGCACTCTCGGCAGAGTGTAATTGAACAGTCTTAGCAGGGTCAACTATTGTTACATGTAGCAAACGGGATGTAGGAATAGTTTCATCTACCAAAGCACCTGAAACATCAGCAGTTTTCACAATCAACTGACTTCCCTGATCTTCGAAATACTTAAAATGCTCCTCTTTAAAAACAGCATCTTCGATGGAGATAGGAATATTCATCCTCTCCATATAAAACAAATCCATCAAACCCTTTTTACGATGCTCTTCAACCTCAGCCTTAATCTCTTCAGTGGTCATGTAATTAGGATCTGCTGTGTTGTAACTTGCATCACAAATACTAAGTCTTAATGTAGTCCACTCATCAGATTCCATAAGTGTTTCTAGTAATGAATCCTCGTGCTTGATAGTATCGATATAGATAAATGTCGAGGGTTCCCCGTATTTATCCTCTGTCTTAAGAACATCACTAAAGAACCACTCCTTCTGCTTCTTTCTTATATCCTCATTTCTTATCTCTTCCTTATCCTCTAAATCATCGATAACCAAAAGTTGAGGTCTGTGATTACTCCAGTTCAATCCCCTAATTTGTTGACCACTTCCTCTTGGAAGGACAAAGGTATTTCCAAAGGCCACCCATGCGAGTTTGCTAAACGTGTCATCTATTCCTTCAATATCACTCGATTTAATACTTCCAAAAAGCTTCCTTATAATTTGATTAGATAAAAGTTCCCTCTTAATATTCTCTGTCTGCATCTCAGCAAGAGTAGCACTATTTGAAACATATACTACAAAGTTGACATCTCGATAAAGAATCCCCTTGCTTACAACTGCTCTAGCAATCGAAGTCTTACCAATCCCTCTTGGAGCGGCAATCGCTATCTTGTGTTTTCCAGAATCAATTAACTCAAAAATTTTATCGTGAAGAGAGGAAAAAGGAGCCGAGAAAGTATCCTTAAAATACAACTTACACATCGAACGAGTGCTTAGGTAAGCCTGCTCCATGATGTTTTGAATCTTAATATCGTTTTTTAAAGTCTCCATTATTATTTCTTCTTAGGTCTAGGTTGTCTAATAGTTCCTCGATTTCCTGTCCCTCCACCAGAACCGTCTTTTCGTCTTGTTCCTCCACAAGAACCTTTTCCTCTACTCATAATAAACCTCCTTTTATAATAACAAACTCCATCTATTACACCAATGATTTATTTCATCAGGAGAAAACACACGATCATAAAGAGCTATAAAAGGAATGTTTCCTTCAAGAGTATCGTAATCAACATTCCAGGCTCCTACAGTCAAAGCCGCTGGAAGAGATAAGTCGTAGCTTACAGCACCACCTCCATAATATACTCCATCAACATAAAATTTTACATTCTTAGAAGAATCAAAAGTAGCAGTTACAAGATATATTTTTGAACTATTAGTTATAACATTATTAGATGAATCCACTGTTGATGCGGCTCCATCAAAAGTATTAAACCTAAGTTGATTATTTAAATTTCCTTTAAATGCAAGATTCCAACCTTGTAAACTTACAGTCTGAGAACCTACAATTACCTGCGTCTTAGTCAAGTCCTCAATTTTTACTAATGCCATAATAGTTAATTCACTCACATCCAAACTTGAATCATTTCCACAATTTATACCTGTATAATGAGGAGCCATTCCACCTAACCAGCTAGTCCAATTTGCATTACCTGTGGACTCAGATCTTACTTTTATATGATCTACATGAGTAAGCATATTATCAGTAACATACCCAAACTGATAAATAAATAATATATTTGCTGAGTCATCAATCCAACTACAATCTACATCAGAAGCCTGTAAAACTCCCTCTAAATAAACATCTACTGTAGATGAAGCAGGAATAGAAAAGTCTACTACAAACTTCCAAGTCTGCCATTCTGCGCTTCCTCCATGCTTAACCAAGTTAGTTCCAACCTCATTATAAGCAAGTCCATCATAAATAAAAAGACCGTCTGAAGCAAAAACTATCTCTAAACGAACCCCTGTAGTAACATAATGAAAAAGCCTAATATGTACACAATCCCCATCAAAATTTGTTCCTATTAAATCATGATAAAGTTTTACCTCTAGCTCCATTCTTGGAGTTGTGCTAAAGTCTCGACGTCTGCCTGCCTTACAAGCAACAGCCGCAACATTAGCATCAAGTCTAAACTGCCCTGCAGGATCTACTTCAGATACTCCATTTACTGCATCATAATCCTGCCAATCAGAAATATCAGAGCAGTCTTCATCTATCAATACTGAACCTTCTTCTCCCTCTACTGTTCCATGATTACCTTCAGGAGATAGATCTTTCAAATCCCCATTGTATGTAGGAAGCCAAAGTTTACAATGATCGGGATCATAAACAGGAGTTACTGGTGGTAATATTAGCGGAAGTTTAATCATTCTTTATTTCCTTCGGAGAATAATTCCCCATAGGTTATTTACTTTGCTGTTTTTGAGAGTATTCCAATTACTCTAATAGCCTCTGTTAACGCCTCTGCTTCAGATTGTTGACCTTCCATTGTAAGTTCTACTCCACCATCAGAAGTACGAATGATCTTAAGTCCTTGAATATGCTGATCTCCAATTCGTTGATATTTAACCTCACAAGTATCTGGATTAAATGTAATACTAGCACATCCTATCATTACTAAAAATAAAATAACTCCAATTAACTTTTTCATATTACTTTACCTCGATAGCATCATGATGTGTATAATCTAGCGCCGATATCCATGAAACATAATCCAAACCAATCCTTCCCCATCTTGCCAACTCTTCTCTTCGATCAAGATGAAATCCAGGACTATCCCAATCAGGATATAATCCAATCCCCATTTTTTTATCTAGTCCTACCAAATGAAGTTTCTCCATAACTCTCAAAGCCTGGAAATATAAAGGAACATCAGTTACAAAATGTCCATCAATGGCTAATCCAGTATAATGAGTTGATCCTTCTGAATGTTCTCCTTGAGTTCCATAATGAACTACAAAAGGCCATCCTACTAAATGTCGAATTATATCTATTGAGGAAAGTATTAACGGCGACATTCTGTCTGGATCACCCCAGTTTTCATTTCTATCAAAATAATTATAATAATCAAAGTCCATTTTATAACCTATACAATTTATAATATACTGTAATAGCTCCTGAATCTACCGCAAATTTCATTCCGATTTTAATATTTCCTTCTCCAATAAACAGTCCAGAAAGATTAGGAATTGATTTAAAAGTCCCCACTCCTATTTCCTGAGCAACATGAAGTGTATGAACTAAACAATCCCTAGAATTTGTGCCATCTACTTTACTTTCATTATAAATATAAATAGTCAAATCCTCGGCAGTGTCTTCTGCTGGTTTATCTATATTCAATGCATAAAGACTATCTTTATGAGGAGTAATTTCTATGGAAATACTAGCTGTCTTTTTCTCAGTAGTTAGATCATCTCCAGCATCAAACACTATACTTCCAGATGTTATCAGTCCAGCATCTACAGTATCTCTTTCTAGCCCACCTTGATTCGCTATCTCATATAATTTATCTAGTGCTTTTCCGGTGATTTCCACTGTGAGACTCCTTTGATATTACTTTATAATCATTTGAAAATTAAGGACTTTTATCATAAAGATTAATTATATCCCAACCTTCGCCATCATAAACAAAGGTTGCTGTCTGATCCTCTCCTACTGCCTGATTTAACCCCGCCGGAGTGATTGTAAATGTATCCCCAATACTCCAATAGTTGTTTGTGCCACCGGAAAGAATTGCTGACACTGTAGTTGCTGTGTTGGCGGTAATTACCCCGGAACTGCTGTCCGCAGTGTTGTTAACCGTTCTTCCAACTAATTGGCCAACCGACCAACCTCCAAGAGAGTAAGTCAAGGTATCAGCTTCGGCTAATCCATCATGAGTACCGACAGCAGTAAAAGTCGGATCGAAAGTTAATGCTTCGGCGGCATCTGCATCATTGATTATTTTTACTTCATGGTTGGCGATATAAGGGATGCCACTACCAACCGGGGTAACATCTCTTGCAGCTCCACCTGGATCAAACAAAAACGTCCCACCCTGCCAAATTTCTATTTCTTCGTCATCAGTTAAGGTTTTCTTTTTCAAACAAGGGACATAGTTTTTTGAGGGATGAAAACTTGCAGGCCAATTATCAGGATATCTGCCTGGTAAATCATCAAATAACAATACCTTGGAAAAATTTTCAGAAATATAATCGAAAAATGTAGTCAAATTAGCTTCCGTATATGGCCCGGTCATTGTAATTTTTACAATTCGCCCAGTACTCCTTTCGATAAAACTATCAAGCGAAGTATAAGCTCCTGTCAAATCAAAAATAATGCTAGACAAAGGAAGGAACCCACCGTAGGCATCAATGCACCCACCACCAAGCTGATCAACAAGCTCTTTTCCGTATTTGTTAGTATGCAAGTCGGCGAAAGTATACCACCCAAAGCCTTTTTTTACCCCCATAAAATATAACCAGTTGTTAGCGGCAAAAATTTCATATGCGGTTTGCTCCCTTGTATAATCTGTCATGTCTGCATGGGAAACGGAATCAGAGCCTACTAAGTGTCCCATTTTGATCTGATTCCTTGCATACTCATATAAATTAGAACCTGACCCCATCCAATCAATTACTTGAAAAACATTAGCTTTGTAGCCATACTCTTCAAATTTTCCAAGCACCAATGGGCTAAGAGCGGAATGGATTTCTAAAATAACCTCTTTAGTTTGAGTTGCTTTGACAGCTCTAATGTTATCAAAATAAAATGTGTCAATTTCGCCAGCATCAACATTAACCCTCAGCCCATATTTATCGATTTGCGACATATCAAGCCCGGCCGGCATAGTTGAAAAATCAATCGGGAAATAAATAGTTTCCCTGGTTGATCCATATTTTGGTTGGACTGTACGAGAATAAAGATAATTATTATCTACATCCTTAATAAAAAAATAAACATATGATATAATGTCGGGGTTGAATTCCATGTCAACCAAAAAACCGCAGCATCCTGTAAGGTCTATATCTGTATCGTTATACATAACTAGCAACAATGTATCGACATTATCAACTTCTATACAATGGTCTCCTGTAAATCGATGATCCTCATCTAAAACCAATGTCCCATCTGACGTCCAGTCGGTAAGGCTTTCACAATCATTAATTTGCTCGACAATAAATTTTCCCTCTGGATTGTCTTCAAAAATAACCTTCACATTTCGCTTGTCGGTCGCAACATCAGAAGCATTGCGTACCAAGGAATAAAACTCAGTTTCATGCCCAGTAGGGACCTTTACTACAACTGGATTTGTAAAACCTGTTCTTAAACTACCTGCCGCAACTGAGCATCTATCGATTACCTCCTGAATCGTTTGACTAGCTTGAACTGTCTTCGATCTAGCTGATGTATCTGCTATAGTTTGTAATAATTTTAATCCTTTTCCAGTAATCTCCATTTACTTATTCCTCTTCATCTTCCTCTAAATCTTGTTCATTGGCGATAATAAGTAATAAGTCTAGCGCTTCTCCTGTAATTTCCATTATAGAACTCCTTTGATATTACTTTCTATTTACACCATAATAAAATCGTAGTAAATCAAATCCTAACAAACTTACCTTCTCTATTTTAATAGGATTAAACCTTTCCGCTATTTTCTTATTTACAGGAATCGTGTCCATAAACCACTTATCATATCCCATCTCTTTTGTGATTTGTTCTGCATGATTAAACAATCCTTTTAATTCTCTAAGATTTAGAACCTTTCTTGAAATAAGATTAAAGAACTCAACTGAATCGTCAGCCACCCGTCCCATAAAGCTCAAACAATACTGAGTTCCTTCACTTCTATAACCATAGATCAAAAAGGTATGTGATAATGTTCTTTTCTTAAATATCATTGGTCTAAGGCTTATATCGTAAATTAGCCACAAGCCAATATGTTTTTATATAACTTCTAGTCATCCAATAATAAAAGGCAAAAGCGACGTTTAATTCTTCTTTAGTTTTCCTGGTGAATTTAATAAAAAGAGAGACTACTAAAGTACTAAAATAATTAGTTAATTTAACAATCATATTCCCCCCTCCTAAACATCAACTACCATTCCACTTTCTAAAGCCCTCTTCTTCAACTCCTCTATCTCTCCTGCATTAAAATGTGCGTGAAGGTGCATGTTACTTCCTACCTTCTGTGCAGGAAATCCTGCTCTATCTAACCAATTCTCAGCCGTTTTAGCTTTGAGAGAAGGAGAAGCATACTCCCCTATCAACCCATCTCCGTTGATAATATCCTCCAGGAGTTTCAGGGCCTTAGGTGCCTTCTCTCTAATCTCAATACTCAGATCAATTGTCTCGGCATCCCTAGCACCTTTCATCAACTCAAGTTTATCCTTGACAACCCTTGAATTTCTGGTATATGACACCGTTGCAGGAGTAATTCCTAACCTCTCAGCAATATCCTCGTTCTTATAACCTAGAAAGATCAGCCTAGCAATCTCATGATGAACTTCCCACATTTTGCCGACTTCAAAAGTCCTTCTCATTTCAGGCGGTGTGGTCCTTAAATCAGGCCCTCGATCTCCGTTAAAATACTTTATTCTATTACAACTTGAATTATTCATATTTTCATTATAATTTGCTTTATATAAGGTGTCAATTTAATAAAATGTAAATCATCATTTCTCTCATTCTCTCCTATGGGGAAAATATCACCATACTAGGTTTAAATGTACATTTGAATTTTCTAAAAATTATTTAGATTTCCTTATCTATAAGAACCCCCGACAGAGAACCCCCTTTGAGTCCCATCTTTTTAGTCAGACCCATTAAATCAAGAACCTCAATGATTACAACTAGTTACAATAATTCTTGACATCCTAAATCAACCATGATATATTGTAATCACGATCAATCATTACATTGTTCTTTGACAACTAAATATTAATCAGCCTTCAGTAATTAGCATCTTAGGAGATTAAAATGTTAATTACAGATGGAAAGAAAATCACGATCAAAGGTGGCAAGTTAGATAAAGATTATAAATCTGATTCGTTTGTTTTAAAGATAGATCTGACAAATATATCAGACGAGCAGAAGAATAAATGGATATATGCCGAAAGAAAGATCGCATTTCAAAGAATCAGGGAAGTCATGTCTGAGAAAGAAATTGACGATATGATTAAAACTGCTCCTAAGGACGAGGAAACAGGAAGCCCGATTATTACAATCCTAGCAATGGAATGCGGAAAGAGAATTAGAACACAAGCACAAATAATTGACGAAGCAATCCAGGCAATTAATAATCTGTCCGATGAAGCCCGGACAAATGCATTGAGCAAGTTAAATATCTCATAATTACATATCACATAATAAAGATGCTAATTATTGAGGGTTGATTCAAAACATGAAAAGGAGATGAAATGGAAAACTATAACTTTGAAGTCAAAAGATTTAAAGGTGGAATTCCTAAGGTAATCATTAGACACCAAATCGTAACATTTGAGATGCGAGCTAGGAAGGTGATTAATGAATATCAATCCCTGCCATTGAAATATAAGGAAATGGTAAAGAATGAGATTAAAGGAATCGGAGAATAGTAAAAAGGATATAGAAAGGATATGGATGATATTAAATGGATTATCCATGTCATTCAATGATATTCATTCATTGGCGCTTTGTATCTTATATCCATCCATATCCCCATAGGGATGATATTCTTTGGTGTGGTCTTTCTATATAGTTAAAAAAAAAAATAAAAAAAGAAAAAAGAAAAAATCCCCTACACGTAGGAATCCAAGCCCCTAAAGTATTAAGTCCTATGGGGATACACCATTGGAAAAGATACAAAGCATCAATGATTGAATGACATTGAATGAAAAATAATGTATCACCAAAGGGGGAATTACAAATAGTTCAGGTGATTATCCTATGGGGAATAAATCCCCAAAGATGAACATCCCGATGAATATCCAATAATTTGAATAAAATTGAATGAATAAATTGGATTATTTAACTTGTTCAAAATTGGCTTTAAATGGCATCAAATCATTGACCATATCCATTGGGTTCATTAATATATTTGATCCCATTAAATTATCATTATGGACATTAAAATTGATTTTTTAATGGTAATATTAATTGATTTAAATATTAATCATCCAAAATTTATCAACCATGTAAAAAAATGCTTGACATGGCAATTAAAATAATGATATCATACATTTATAAACCCAAAAAAATGACAAAATTGAATTAAAAGATATCTCATGAAAAAGATTTGTATGAACTGTAAAAAGTCAATAGGTTTATTTAGTATATTTAACAAGAGTGAAAATATTTCTCATGGACTTTGCAAAAAGTGTAGTAAGAACCAAAGTTATTTATGGAATGAAGAGAAAAAAATAAGGAAATAAGATGTACTATAAATTAGCTCGACCTGATGGTTGGGATTTTTGGACAGGGAACACCATTAACTACAAGGATAAGATAGGAAAAATTGTCCGTAGGAAAGATACAGGAAATCTCAAACTCTGTTCTAATACCTGTCTACATGCTTCTCAAAACCCTGAGCAAGCATTTTTAGGTAGAACAACTATTCCTTGTTCGATGTTTTTAGTTGATGGAAAACCTTATAAGGAAAACGGAGTTATAATAGGGTTTAAACAACTGAGGGTTTTAGAGGAATTAAATCCCGCGAATGTTTTTAAATGGAGGTATGAAGAGGTATGCTATTTAACGAATTTATTTACGGTTAAACCAAACGAAATTACAAATAGATTATATTCAAGAGACGGAGAGTCAACCTTAGAAAAGTTTAGAAAGTCTCAAATTATAATTCAAAATACAGTTAAAAATGAAGCTCAATTTATAGTTTTTAATGTAATCCAGAATATGATTTTAAAATCATTTTGGAAAAATAAACATTGGAGTATAAACCAAGGGAATGTTTGGACTATGATTCAAAGGACAATTTGGATTTACGTGGGATATATATTTCAACACACTATCCCACAGTGGAAAATATATCCTTATCAAAGTATTGTTAGTTTATGGAAATCTGGATTAGTTCCCTCTTCTGAGGATGAAATATTGTAGTTCCGTGGAGGAAAAAGGAAAAGAATCTTGTAGGCAAAAGAAAAAGAAAGGAAAATAAATGATAAATTGGAATCTTGTTCAACTAAAACTAAGTGAATTTAGTAAAGAAATAACATTCAAAGAAATCCTAAATGATTTATACTTGGAACAAGATATAGGTCTGAGAGGATTAGAACGACTATCCGAACATGAAGCTAGTTTTATGAGTTTTAGAAGTAAATTAATTGAGTTGGGGATTAAAATGAAAAAAAGAGGAGGAGCGCATTTTACTAAGAAAATAAATAAAAAGAAAAAAGGATAAAAAATGAGCAAACAGGATAGATATTATAATATTGTCCTATTCATGGCCAAGTCAGAGGACAATCCTGATCTGACTTGGAAAGAATGTAAATTTTTGGCCAGGAAATGGTTTTTACGATCGGGGTTTAAAGGAGTTAATTATAGACTCCTGAAAAAGAGTTGGAAAGAGTTTTCTAAGTCATCTGGTGGTAAAATATATAGTTAAAAGGAGAAAGGATGAATTTATACTTAATTTCTCAACGAAAAGTTACTGGATTCGATGTTTTTGATTCCGCAATAGTTGCCGCAACAAGTCCTGATGATGCAAGGAAAATACATCCATCTTCGGTTGTAACTCATATAAAAAATGAAAAATGGATGGGAACTTATTCGGAGGACAATAAAGAATATATTTATGAAGGATATAATGACTGGATAAATTATATAGATAAAGATCAAATAAAAGTTGAGTTCTTAGGTAAAACAGAAAAGGAGCGAGGTGTAATACTAACATCTTTTAAGGCTGGATAAAGGATAAAGGATAAAGGATAATTAATAAAGGAGAAAGGATGAAAAATGACACAGTTATTCAAAGTAATATAAAAAGAACTACTTTAGCCAACTTAATCATTTGGCTGGAAAAGTCAGAAGAAAGAGCAAAATCAACAAGTGAACTTATAAGAACGAGTTTGGAGGTTTTAGAGGAACAAATTATGAAAAGTGGGGTTAGTGACATTACCCAAACTGATGAAGCAATAAAAATAGTTGATGCATTCACCAATGGAAATTTTAATCCATCAGGAAGGAATAAAAGAAATTTATATTGTAATTTAACTAAACTTCCATCTGTCTCTTCAGAAGCTCGAAAACAACAAATTACTAAAGATAAAGAAATAAATCAAGAGGAAATAGCAAGAATTATTAAGGAAATACTAAATAAGAACCCAAAAGAAGAAGAAGGAAAATAAGATGACTAAGGAAGAACAAAATTTATTGGAAAAAGTTTTGACAGAAGAGGAAAAGATTGAAAAAAGATCAGAACTAATTACGATAAATGAGAGAGTTTTAGAATTAACTGAAATGATTAGAGGAGAAAGAGAGTGTTTAGTTTCCCATCTATCAATTTTAGATAAGTTGACAAAAGATTTCAGAAATATTCAACTAGAACTTGCTACAATAGAAATAATTCCAGAGAAGAAAGTTGTAGAAGAGAAAGAATCAGTTCAAAGTTTATTAGATCATCTCTCTGACGATGTAAAAATAGAACTTAGAAATAGGCTTTTAAATATTACATAATATTACATTGACAAATTAAAAATAAAAGTGGTATAATGTATCAATAATATCAATAAGAAAGGAGGTTAATAATATAAGAATAGTGAGGAAAGTAGAGTTAATTTAATTTAGTTTAAAGAAGGAGAAAGAATAATGATTGAAATAGTATCAAAGAAAAAAATTGGAGACGAAACTAAGGTAGCAGTTATTAACTATGATTTTGGTAAAGATATTGCTGAAATGATCAAAAAATTCGGCGAAGATGTAGTATTTACCAATGCCAGAGGAAGCTTTAAAATAACTGCTCAGTCTGTCATGAGAAGGTATCTTGAATCCGGACTTGATGAGAAGGCAATTGCCGAAAAGATGTCAGGATGGAAGCCCGGAGTTACTCTTGAAAGAACTATCGATCCTGTAGCAGTTCTTATGAGTAAATGGGGAAGCATGAGTGAAGAGGAAAGAGCCGACGTTCTGAAGAAACTGAAGTCTAATAGATAATCTTTAAAAAGAGGAAAGGGAGAGAGAATTTAATCTTCCTTTCCTCTATTTTTTAAAATAATAAAGACTATAAAGGAAAATAAGATGAGTAGAAAAAATATAATGCTGTGTGTCCCTTTCGAAGAGAAAAGACTCTTAAAATGGAAACCTCCCTATATAGTCCAGCCTAAACTTGACGGTGAAAGATGTCGAGCAGTATTTGACGGTGATAAGTGGACTCTTTTCAGTAGTGAAAACAATCCTATTATATCAGTTCCTCATATTATAGAAGATTTAACCAATTCCTATGGTGAAAAAATCCCCATAGAATTGGATGGTGAACTATATATCCACAGACTTTCATTTGAGGAAATTCATTCTAGAGTAAGTAGAACTAAAAACCTCCATCCTGACTTTTCCGATATAAAATATTATATTTTTGATATTGTTAGTTCAGACTATCAAGCAGAAAGATTAACTCTTCTAAAAGATAACTGGAAAACCCAAAACTCTTTAAAGGTAGTTTTCTTTCATCTGGCAAATTCACTGGAGGAAATTTTAAATATTTACGAAGAAATTCTAGATGCTGGTTTTGAGGGAATAATAGTTCGACACTTCTTTGCTCCTTATTTACGTAAACGTTCTACTTATATAATGAAATTTAAGCCTAAAAAATCTGACTATTATAAAATTATAGGATTTAATGAGGAAATTAGTAAAGATGGTTATCCTAAAGGACGATTAGGTTCATTTATTTGTATAAGTGATGAAGGAACTAAATTTAGTGTTGGCAGTGGTTTAACAGATAAAGATCGTGAAAAATATTGGAGGGAGAGAGAGAGTTTTATAGGAGAAATTTGTCACGTTCAGTATCAACATATTACTCCTGGAAAAGGTGTTCCTAGGTTTCCAATTTTCGTGGATATTCTTGATCTTAATAAGGAGATTAAATGAGAACTATTACTTTAGTTCTTTTATGGTTTATTATGATAGGATTAATTTTAACAGGAGTTGTATAAGAGTATAAATTCTTAGATTAAAAAAAGGAACTCAGATGTCTAAAGTTTATGTTGTAAACAAAGGAGGCCACAATCATTCTGATGCCGAAAGGTTTGGAGAGTTAATCTATCTTTCCGAAGGGTCAATAAATAGATACGCTATCTCTAATATGTATCGACAATTCTCAAAGATTTTAAAAACTTCGTCCCCTAAAGATTACATTCTAATCACAGGACTAAGTGTAATGAGTTCTGTTGCATGTGCTATTTTTGCTAGAATTCATGGAAGACTCAATTTATTACTGTTTAAAATTGGAGAGGATAAAGAAAAAAGAAATTATTATATTGAGAGAACTATTTTAATTGATGAGTTGTTATAAGGAGAATAAAATGGATAAGAATAAGAAAGTTATAGAGATTAACGGTATTAAAGAAGAAATGGTTGAGCATTGCGAAAAATATCCGTGTAGCACATGCACAATAGCTCACAGGTGCAGTTTGTTTGGGAAACTATTCGGATATTTACCAAAAACACCTAACAAGTCGCTTGAGATGGACGGGCAAAAAACCGCCCGCCACTCAGCTTAACGTTAATTTTTTAGAAAGGAGTTTATTATGCTAGAACAAAAGTTAAATAGCGGTGAAAAATTAGTACAAGCAATTTTAGATGAATCAGGGATGAGTGTGCCCTCCGCTCAACTGATCAAAATAATCTTTCAAAAACAACAAGAAATCCTTCTCGCTCTAGAGGATGTTATTAGAAGTGAAGGACACCGAAGCCAGTATGTTGACAAAAGGCTTGATGAATTATTGGAAAAAATTGATCCAGAAAAAGCGGAGGCAAAGCGCAAGCAGCCCCAATGTGACTCATCTGCTGGGCCAAGAATCCCCTCTCGATGCTTAATTTAAGATTAACCAAACAAATCCAGCCGACCGAAAAAACCGGCTAGCGAAGGTGAAAGATGCTAAAAATTTGCATGTGGTGTAAAAAGTTCCAGGGGCTAAAGCGGCCACTGTTTGACTTCCGGCGTAGTCATGGGATTTGTCCGTAGTGCTTAAAGAGGATTGAATATACTGAGATGGCATAAAATATTAGATAATTTTTAAAAAAGGACTGGAGGTAGCAATGCTTAAAGATTTAATAATAGTTAATGGCGGGTTTGAAAAAGGAATCGAATTAATAAAAGACTTGAAGACTATATTAGATGATTCTAATGGAAGATAGAACATTAAAAGGAGAGAATAAAATGAGAAAGAAAACTCAAACAACTTATTATGCAATAGAGGACAAGCAATTTAAGTTTTTAGTCATTCCCTATAAAGACATTGATGGAAGTTTGTCCATTAGAGGAACTGATCTAGATGTTTCACTTAACTGCACTGCTGAACAAGCAACTCAACTTATAAATGAATTACAAAAAGCAGTGCTTTTTGTGAGTCTAAAAGAAGGGGAGGAAAAAAATGATACTAAAAGAACATGAAACATGGAAAATAAATGACTCATCTAAAATCCAAGAGTTTATGTCTTGTCCTAGGCAATTTTTTTATCGATATATCCTAGGTTGGCAATCAGAATATCCTAACAACCATTTAATTTTTGGAGAAGCAATCCACCTGGCAATGGAATATCTTCTAGATAATGATTATAGTACTGATTCAGTAGCAAAAGCCTTCGATTTATTTAATAATAGATATAGAAAAGATTTTCCAGAAACTACAGATGAACTTTTTGGGGCAAAAACACCTGCAAGAACTATAGAAATGTTAATGGAGTATTCTGAGAAATACAAATCAGATTCTTCAGATTTCGATGTTCTTTATACTGAAATCGCAGGCACTGTTCCACTTTCTGAAGATAGAGCTCTAGCTTTTCGTCAGGATACTATTTGCAGAGGACAAGAGGGAATCTTTTCTCTTGAACATAAAACAGGAGGAAGAACTTTAGATAAAAGATGGCAGGAACAATGGTCTCTAAAGACTCAGATAGGAACTTATTCCCATGTTTTATACTGTCTGTTTCCAGATGAGGAAATTTTTGGAGTAAAAATTAATGGTCTGGGGTTTTTGAAAACTAAATTCTCCCTTGAACGAGTTCCAATAAGAAAGAATAAGGAAAGTATGCAAGTCTGGTTATGGAATACTCTTTATTGGCTAGATCAAATTCACTGGAATATTGAACTTCTTGATAAATGTAAGGAAAGTGATCCTCTAATGATGACATTTCCTATGAACACCGAGAGTTGTGGAAATTACTTTGGTTGTGCCTATCATGATTTCTGTCTCGCTTGGCCTAATCCATTAAAAAGATGTGATGAAGTTCCTCAAGGGATGAAAGTTGAGTTTTGGAATCCTCTGGAAAAGTCTGCAAAACATGAAGTAAAAAATGGAGAATTAGTAAATGAAAGTAACTAAAAAGATGTTAGAAGAGTCAAATGATAGGTATAAAAAAGAATATGATAACCTTTTAAATGATATTGATATACTAAATAATAAAATTAGAGCTTTAGAAAGTATCATACATTTGTATAGTAAGTCAGAATATCTTATTGAAGCCTCTAAAGTGTCAATAGATGCTTTAGCACATATATTAACAGATTCTAAAATAAGGAGATGACAGTAATGGATAAACCTAAACCTTTAACCCTAGGAAAGTTTAGAAAAATGACTGAACATTTAGATGATTCTGTTGCTATGTTTATTAGAAATGATGGATATGATTCCTATGGAATATTCGAAATGAGTCCTTTAGGATGGGAAGAGGAGGATAATGAACTATGTTTTAACTATGGAAGTGTCTAGAGAAATTAAAGAAGGAGAATAAAATGAATATGCCCAATCTTAAACCTAAGCCCTTAACCTTAGGGGAATTTAGAACATTGACAAAAGATCTAAAAGATTCCACTGATATGTACTACAAGAATGATATAATGGTTTTATTAGATTGGAGAATAGAAGACGATAATTTAATTTTTGAATTTCTAGATTAAGTAAGGAAAATAAGATGAAAAAGAATAAAGACTACAAAAACTTCTATGAAGTCTTATCAATGGATTTAGAAAAGGACATATTGGTATTTGATCCCTTTGCCATAAGTACGGAAGATATTAAACTAGCAGAAGTTAAAAGAGTAATACGGTTAAGAAGACCTTTTTGGGGACGAGGTAATATATCAGAATATATTAATAAAGTAAGTCCGGAAGACCTGAAAGAAGTGTTGAAAGATATAAAGGAAAATGATGATATTTAAAGGAGAAATAAATGGACAAAAACTTAGAAATAAAAATGGAAGCAGAGAAACTAAAGAAACTTTATGAAGAAGATCCTAGAACAAAGTCCTTTAATGCGATAGTTTACGGAGGAATAGGAAGTGGCAAAACTTCACTTCTGAGAACTTGCCGTCTTCCTCTTCATGTAGACTCATTTGACCCAGGAGGTTCCAAAGTCCTTCAAGGTGAGGCTATTTTAAATGGTGAATTTTATCCTGATGAAATGAAGAAAGGAAATATTATAGTAGATTCTAGGTTTGAGGTAGAGGATCCTATGGCTCCTACATCTGCAGGTTTGTGGGATAAGGAGTTTCATAGAAAAAAGAAATTAGGATACTTCGACCATATAGGAACCTATGCCATTGATTCTATAACTACTTGGGCACAGGTAATTATGTACGATATTTTGAGAAGGGCTGTGGCGGCATTTCCAAAGAAACGAGTTCTAGGAACAGCCCCTCAAGAGAATGATTGGCTTCCTCAAATGACTGTAATCGAAAATGCTATGAGAGATTTTACTTCCCTTCCGTGTGACTGTATTCTAATCGGTCACGATGATTTTAAAAAGGATGAAGCATCAGGAAAGATGTTTGTTAGTTTGATGATTACTGGAAAATTGAGAACGAGAGTCCCGTTATTATTCGATGAAATTTATTACGCAATGACTAAGGAAACAAGTGCTGGAGCATTATATCAACTTCTTACTAAAAGAACCGGAATGTATGAAGTTCGTTCGAGATTATCAACTAAAGATCAACTTAGTATGTACGAACCTGCAAATATAAAGAACATTCTTAAAAAGGCAGGAATAAACACTGACGACAAACCATCATTATTTGAATTAAAAGAAAATTAAAAGAAAGGAGGTGAAAAATGTGATCTTTAAGCATAGTACTAAAACGGGTAATAAGGTAGATTTTATTAATCTACAAAGGGTAGATATAATAACAGCAAGTAAAAAGAAAGGAGAGGAAAATTTTAAAGTACTTCTTAAAACTTCATCTAAGCATATAGTTTTTCTAACTCTTTCCAAAGAAAAATTAAATGAGTTAGAGATAATGTACTTATCAAATGAAGATAAACGGAAGTACAAAGTTATAAATGATACTGAAGATGAAATCGAAGAAGAAGAAACACAGGGCAGTGAAGCTGAATATGAAGATAAAAGTTTAATATCTTTAACTGAAGAAAAGGAGTAACAATATGAGTTTTTTAGATATAGATTTAAATGATGTACGAAAACCTGAAGCAGTTCCAGCAAATGAGGAGTACCAAATTCGATTATTAGGAATAACTTCCGGGGAAGATAAAAATGGCTACCCTTATATCCTCCCACGTTTTGATATTCCTAGTCAACCCACCTCAAAAGATTTCACCAAGTTCCTGTATCTCCCTCGTGAAGATGCTTCTGAAAAGGAACTCAATAACATTAAGTGGAATTTGAAGATGTTTTTTGATGCGTTTGATATTGACTATACTCAACAAATTAATTTTGATACTGTTGGAGGAAAAACAGCCTGGGCTATTTTAGGTCTGTCTGAAAATGAGCAGTATGGTGAACAAAACTATATTAAAAAATTTGTAACTGCTAAATAATTTAATCTAGAAGTGAGACTGAACTGAGAGGCAGTACCTACTACTGTAGAATGCAGAATGGAGTAATAAACCTAAAAAAAGCTACGAGCTTTAAAGGTATTCACTCTAGGAGCGCAGTCCTTAAATGTAGGAACCAGTCTCACTTCTTTTGTATTCTATGGGGAATTTTTCCCCAAAGGAGTAAATTAATGTCTATAGATTATAAACCTAGACTTTCAGTAGAAATCTCCCAAGATCAAAATTTTGCATTAGGAAAATTAATTCCTTGGGGTGTTAAGAGAGAATTTTTCAGTGCTATTATAGACGATGTAATAAATCTTTTATCAGTACATGGAGAAATTGTTATAGCGGCAGTTTTAACAAGACGTCTCAAAATTCAAGATTTTCCAAACGTTAAGGAGATCTTAGATGAATATAAATAGTCTTGCTATATCTGTCTCAGAAATGTCTCATAATGATTTATTAAATTATATAACAAAAATTAGAAAACGAAGAAGACTTCCTCCTCCTGTTAAAAAAACTTCAAAAAAGAAAAAGGAAAATAGTATAAGTATAGATAGTTTAATTTCCTGTTTACCTAATATTGATAAAGAATCTTTAATTAAATTATTTGAGGGAGGAGAATAAATTGGAAAAGGATATGGTTTTAGATATTGTTTCACTTGATCAAATCTGGATTGATAAAAGATCTAGAGTAGATTTAGGAAATATAGATGAATTAGTTCAATCATTTAAAGACTGCGGAATTATTCAACCTATTGCTGTTAATTTATGTAAAGGCCCTAACAATGAACCTTATAAATTATTAGCCGGAGGTAGACGTCTTACTGCTATTACTAAGGCAGAAATTAAAAAAGTTCCTGTAAGAATTTACACTAAAAAACTTACAGAATATGATATGAAGAAGATTGAACTAGAGGAAAATCTCAAACGAAAAAGTCTGACATTTGTTGAGGATTGTAATGCAGTAGATGAACTTCATGAACTTCAAGTAAAGACTTTTGGAGAAAAAATTTCTACATCTCCTAATGCAGAAGGATGGAGTATTAGAGATACAGCTAAACTAATTAATAGAGATCACAAAGGAGTTCTTGAGGATTTAAACCTTGCTAAAAATATAAATAATTTTCCACAACTTGATTGGGATAGATGTAAAAATAAGAATGAAGCTAAAAAAATGTTTGACAAGTTTGAGGAACGTGTAATTCGAGCTGATCTTTCTGAAAAGGCTTCTGAATTATTAAAAGATTCTTCAAAAAAATTGATAGACTCTTATATTGTAGGAGATTTTCTTAAGTATGTTAAAAATCTTCCTAATAAAAGTATTAACCTTATAGAAATTGATCCTCCTTATGCAATTGATTTAACAGGCACAAAAAAGAACTCTGATTCTTCATATAAAAGTTCGTATAACGAAATTTCGACAGATCAGTATCTTAAATTTATGGAGGATGTATTAAGAGAATGTTATAGAATAATGATTGATGATTCTTGGCTAATATTATGGTTTGGGCCTGATCCTTGGTTTGAACCTCTCTATCAATTACTTACATCCATAGGATTCAAAACTCGCAGACAGTGTGGAATTTGGATTAAACCTAATGGTCAAACTCATCATCCTGATATATATCTTGCTAGTTGTTTCGAAATGTTTTTCTATGCTCGCAAAGAAAATGCAAAAATAAATTTAGATCGAAATGGAAGAAATAATGTATTTATTTTTGATCCTGTTACACCAAAAAAGAAGATTCATATTACTGAGCGACCTATAGAATTAATGAAGGAACTTCTTAGTATATTTGCTTGGGAAGGTTCACGAGTTATTGTTCCTTTTGCTGGTTCAGGAGTTACCCTTAAAGCGGCTCATGAATTAAAAATGTTTCCTATTGGATATGATTTATCTCAGGAATATAAGAATAGTTTTGTTGCCAATGTTTTAAAAGAGGAGGAAGAAAATGAACAAGAGATTTAAAGATACTCAAATAATGATCTCAGAAGAATGCGATGATATAAAAGCTCTGTTACTAAAAAAGAATATAGAATACGGGGATTCTGCAATTAATCCTAAACGAATATTTAGCCGAGCTGATAACATCGAACAAATTAATGTCAGGATTGACGATAAATTATCAAGGATTATGTACAAAGGGTGTAAAACAATAGGTGAAGATACAGTCCTTGATTTGTTAGGATATTTAATTCTTCGTCGGGTAGCACAGAAATATAATTCTATGTATTTTTTAGCTGTAGAAGAAGAGATAAGTAAAGGAAAATCTATTTCAAAGGGAGATTGATATGGAACTATTTTTTGATACTGAAACTACTGATGTATATAATTTTAAAAAGTCCTATAAAGAAGTCTCTCAGCCTAGAGTAATTCAACTTGGTTTTATATTATCTAATTCTGAAACAATATTTCATGAGGGATGTTTTATTCTTCGTTGTGATAAAAAAGTTCAACCTGGGGCTTTAGCACTACATCATATTTCTGATGAAACTATATCAAAGGTAGGTCTTTCTGAACGTGATATATTAACTATTTTTATGACTCTTGCATATAGAGCTGATACTTTAGTTTGTCATAATGTAACTTTTGATATAGGATGTTTAAAATCTACTCTTTATAATATAGGATATTTTGGAGATATTGAGGCTTTAGATAATTTTAAAACTTATTGTACTATGTTTAAAGGAACAAGTTTATGTAAACTATCTGGAAAAATACCTAGAAGTTATAAATGGCCTAAACTTCAAGAGCTTCATAAGTTTCTGTTTAATGAGGATTTTTCTGATGCTCATAGTGCTTTAGGTGATATAAAAGCTACAAGAAGATGTTATTATGAGATGATTAATAGGGGAATAAAATGATACTTATAATAATTTTTTATTGTATAATAGTAATAAACCTAGCCATCTTCATATACTGGCGAATTGATAGAATACAGAAAGAACAAATGCGAGTTCTTAAAATAATTTCCTCTTTAACAAAAAAGGATATTGAAAATAGATTAGATTGGTTATGGCGATATGATAAGTTTGAGAAAATAGCTGATACAATGTGTCTAAAATTTTGGAAACCTATAAACTCATTCTTTGCTCATGCAAAATGTTGTAAGTAAGACCTATTAACAAGGAGAAAACATGAACCTAAATAAGACAATGTCAAAGATTATGTCATTCGTAGGTATTGCCGCCGCAATGCCAAATCCATTAGCAGGGAAACAGGTTATCGGGATCTTGGCAGAAACACCAAATGAACCCGACCCAATAACATAGACTTGGAGGCAGAATGAATTGCTTAAAAATAATCGAAAAATATTTGGATTTAAACGGTTTTGATGGACTATATAATGATGCCGAATGTGGGTGCGAAATATCTGGCCTTGCCCCGTGCGGAAATGATTTTTCAATGTGCGAACCGGGGTACAAAGTGGTCCCGCCAAATGGTGTAGTTTGTGAATTTGATTTTTATATTTGCGAAAATAAAACCGATATACCGTTTGTTACAGGGGCACTCAAAAAAATTGAGACGTTATAAATCTAAAGGGGCCACTATGAAATTAATCTTAAAATAATAAAGGAGAAATATGAGATATTTAATAGTTTGTGTTGCCGTAATTACTTTATCTGGATGTGCGGAGACCGTTTCTCTTCCTGCACATGGCATTGTTCAATCTGTAGGGTTTTGGTATGGATTATGGCATGGGATAATAGCTCCAGTTGCATGGATTGTATCTTTGTTTAGTGAGTCAACGGCTATATACGCAGTATATAATAATGGAGGATGGTATGATTTTGGATTTATACTTGGTATTGGTGCCTTGACATCCTCGACGACGGTCTAAAATTATAAGGAGAAAAGTTATGCCTTTTGATGAGATTCCTGAAAATGAGCACGAAGGATACCCCTGTGACTGTGGTGGAAGTATCACGAAACAAGATGAATTTTGGGAATGTGACTCATGTGAATTTAAAAGGGGAATAAAATGAAAAAGAGAGCAACAAAAGTTCCTAGTAGCGGAGATACTAATTGTAAAATTGCCTTAGTTGGGGAACAGCCTGGTAGAATGGAGGTGCGTTATCGTAAGCCTTTTAAAGGTCCTGCAGGGACAGAGTTGGATTCCTGTCTCAGTTCGGCAAAAATTTCGAGACTTCAATGTTATATTACAAATGTCATAAAGGATTTGGATTATCCTCTTGAGCAGTATATTAAATTTAGAAAGACTTCTGTAACTGTATCAGAAGATGGCCAAGAATATATTCAGGAGTTGAAGGAAGAACTTTCTAAATGTTCTGCTAATGTAATTGTAGCTATAGGAAATGTAGCACTTTATGCTTTAGCTTCAAGAAGAGGAATTATGAATTGGAGAGGTTCTATTATTGAATCTACATTACTTCCTGGAAAAAAAGTAATTCCTACTATTAATCCAGCAACTATCATTCAACCTAAAAATGTATATCTTAACAAACGCCTTATAATCTCAGATCTTATTAAAGCCGAGAAAGAATCTTATACTTCTTCTATTAATACAATCCCAAGAAAAATTAAAATCAAACCTCTTTACATAGAAGTAATTGAATTTCTTAATGAATGTTTTATTAAAGGAATAGAAGGAAAGTTAATTAATTTTGATATCGAAATATATAATCATGAATTATCGTGTCTTAGTTTTGCTCATTCTCCTACATTCTCCATGTCAATTCCATTTATTGATTTCTTTGGGGATTATTTCACCATAGAGCAAGAAGCAGAAGTTTGGAAACTTATTGCAAAAATCTTGGAAGATGAGAAGATAACAAAGAGTAATCAAAACATAGGCTTTGATAACTCCATGCTATTGTCCTTCTTTGGAATCAAGACCCATAATGTAGTTGATACTATGATTAACCAGAAAATCCTTTATCCTGACTACCCCGCAGGATTAGACTTCATAACTACTATGCATACAGATATTCCTTATTATAAAAAAGACGGAAAGAAATGGTTTAAGATAGGTGGAGCTTGGGAAACAGAGTGGCACTATAATGGACTTGATAGTGTAGCTTGCTTAGAAGCCCTACCAAGTCAGGAAAGAGACATACTTAAACAAGGGAA